CCCGCTTCTTGTCTTCGATATCCTTGAAGAACCCAGCGTTGGTGATGGCCTTGGCCACGTCAGCAGGGAGGTCAGGGTTGAACTCGGGCCATGTCTGCCGCTTGATCTCGACCAGCAGCTTCTCCTTGTCGTCAGTGAACTCCTCAGACAGGGCATCGATCACGTTGTGGTCAAGCTTGGTACCGTACCACTCAGCCTTGAACAGCGTGCGGATGAAGGGGTGTACCTCATCCACGTAGAGATCCCAGAGGTGCTGGGTCTTCTTGAGCCGTGCGTAGTACCGACAGAACAGGCGGTAGGTACACTCAGCATCCTTGCTGCCGTACTCCCACATCATGAGGTCAGGCACATGATCGTACTTGTTCTTCAGTTCCTTGCCTCTGCCTGTGATCTTGTGCAACTCCTTGCTGTAGTCACCTGTGTTCAGCTCTAGATCAGACAGGTACTCAAGGTCATGGGGGGGATGCTCCCACAGGAGGTGGTGCATCAGCATGGTATCGAACAGGAAGCCCTCAGTCTCAAGGCCGAGGTGCTTCCGCATTACCAGCATGTCGTACTTGATGTTGTGGCCTACCTTGGGGATCTTGGGATCTTCGAAGATCAACTTCAACCCATTGACGATGGCATCCTTCGCCCACTTAGACCACGTAGCCTTCAGCTTCCAGTCGGTACCCTCCGGGTCATGGTTGTAGATAGGCAGCACCGCCACTGTCTGCTTGCCCTCCTCGTACCCCCAACAGAACTGGGCGCAGATGAGGGGTTCCTCATTGAAGGGCAAGGCCCTTGACTCAGTGTCGAAGGCGAACATCCCCTTCTTTTTGATCTCCTCCACCATCCAAGCTAGATCATTCAGGTTCTCGATCAGCCTGTAGTCGCACGGCTGGTCGTCCGGGTTGATGAGCTTGCCCTCGACCACACCCTTGGCCACCCTCAGATCCTTGACGATGGTACTCTCCAGCCTAGGGTCAGGGTTCATGTAGAGGGCGTTGGGATCCGTTGTGACTACAATGTTATACTCCTGCTCCATCTCATCGTCATGAGGGAAGGCCTTCCGTATCACCTTGCCATGCAAGGCGTTGACCCCACCCTCACCCATGAGGTTGAAGGCACGCAGCGCCCCGGCTCCCATGAGTATCACCACGTCAGGGTCCACGGCCTTCAGTTCGTCAGCCAGATGTATCATGCAGGCCCGCTGCTCCTGCACTGAGGCAGGGCGCTTGGGTGGGGCGCACTTGACCATGCTGGTGACATACACATCCGCAGTGGAGATGGTAGCCAGGGCAAGGAGATCCTTTAACCTATCGATATTCCTACCGTTTCCGATAGTCACCTTGTCCTTCAGGTCAGGGTGCTTGGCGATAATCATTATCTTGGTCTTGGACGGGGCCTGCGCCTTCAGAGAAGGCGACAGGCTGGCCTGAGAGCCATAGATCTGTACGTAGTTGGTGAGCGACCCCAGCTTGCACTGGGGCGTGCCACACAAGCTCTTCTTGCAGCTGCTCATGTGCGTTCTCCAGGGAGGGGTGGATCATATTGGATCTCACCGTTGTATTTCACACTAGCCCAGTGATCGAAGTACTCACCTTGATTGTACTTTCCACTGTGGGCATGGTTAAAGTGCAGCACTGTCTTTACCTCAAATCTCAAGGGGGTCTGGTTGGGGCCTTCAAGCAACCCAATAAGGTCTGTGCTACCCCGTGGGGAGACATTCCTAAATACCATATAACCCCGTAGCATCAGATCCACCACAACTCTAAGCTCGCTAACCGCACCTTGTGCGTTGTTGCTACTAAGGGGAGGGTGCCCTGTCTGCCTTACAACCTCAGCGTGACGAGCCGCCTTATGACCTGCGGTGTTGCAAACCTTACTGCACCACCTTGTCTGGTTTCCTGTAAGATCCCCCTTGCACCACTCGCATTGTGTCTCAGCCACTATCCTTACCTCCCATGCACTCACGCTGTCCACGTCTGGCCCAAGGTTTAGGGCTCCACTTAGAGAGTACGTCCAAATTCAACATCAGATAAATCCCCTTCAATTCCTCAGGACAGCCAGCCCCACAGTAGCAGCACGCCCCGAAGTACGCATTGTCCCTAGGGTACCATCCATACACGGCCCTATCCCTACCATGTACGACGCTCTCTCGGGCCTCACACTTGTGCTCAGCCCAGCAGCTAGTGGGGCTGTGGTCCCTGATAACCCCGTCCCTCAGTCGCCTGAGTACCCAGCCGCTGTCTTCCATTATGATATCAATCTCACAGCCCTGTTGCATCATGCTCCTCGTTCTTCGCCTTCGCCTCTCGCTTGACGTGCCACCTGAGGATAGGAGAGAGCACTGCTCGCACCACCTTAAGCTTGGTGATTGTCCACGCTAGCCTCCACCTACTCATCATCGCAGTCCAAGTTCCAGTCACCCTCTCTTTGCTCCTCGGTGACAGGCTCCTCAGTCCCCTTTCCAAATCTAATCTTCGTACTCCATAGCCTGTCATGGTAGTAGAAGATGATAACTCCCAGCACCAAGTCGATGAACGCCAAGGCACTGCCGAATACCCACGAACCAGTAAGACCATACCCCACCCCGAAGTGTACAAAGAGCATGATGCTCTTGTAACTCAGCGTCTTGAAGATGGCCCTACGGGGTAGGCTTGGCATTGACGCACTCCTTGTAGTACTCATACTCACACTCCCGGCGGTCGGAGAGGTTCCCCTTCTCCCGACACACCTCATGCATGACAGCACCGCAGCCCTGCCAGTGCTGGCGCTCGTCTACCTCACTGACGCAGCCCGTCCAACCCATCAGGCCACAGATCAGCCAAGCACCGCCGACACACCACACGCACCATAGAAGAAACTTCAGGTACATCAGAGCCCCCGATCCGGAATGATATCCTTCCTAGCCACGATGAAGGTGCCGGTGTCGAAGTCGTACCGCTCATCGAAGTTCACCAGCACGTACCCTTCAGTGTGCCTGACTATGACGATGTGATAGAACTCTCCCACCGTTGCGCACATGCGGTTGTCGTAGAGCAGCTGACCTGTGATGGCTAGCTCCTCTTCCACCGCAGGGCCTCCCCTCTCATACGCCTCAAGGTTGTCCACTGCCCGCTGCCATGTACCCAGCAGCGTGATGGACTCAGTGCTGAGGTCAGGGCTGAAGCACACCTCAGCCTGAGCTACGATGAGCCCTGTGCCCTGGTTGTACGGCTCGTACTGCTGCCCCTTAGAGAGGGTGGCACCAAGCGCCAGCACCCCTGCGATGGCGCCAACCAGCAGCATCCAGTGCATGGCCGGAACCCTAGGCTTTCTGTGCTCGCCTAGCCCGCTTCCGTTTGCGTGTTGCGTCATGTTCTTTCTTGCCATATCCTTTCTCCTTCTTGTCAACGTAGTGCTGACACTCATCACAGGGTATATGGTTACACCCATCGCTACTCGGAGCACCGGGGCATTCCTTCTTCCCCGGCCAGTAGTGCCTGCCGCACTGGCAGCAGATGGTCATGTCCCATGCCCATCACAGTACTGGCGGCCGCAGCCACAGGCACACATCCTGCTATTCTTGCGGGGCTCATGGGTCTTGCGGGACTCACGCGCAAGCCGCTGGCGCTGGCGCTCTTCCTCGCTGCACTTAAGCTGCCACCTAGCGGGGAGGGGTGGAGACACCATCGCATCCAGCTTCCGCCACCCCTTCAGTTCCTCAGCGATTACCTTCGCCTCCTCACAAAACTCAGGCATCCACCCCTCACGTTCGGACAGCTCAATGTCACGACTACGAAAGTCCGCGTCTTCGATGAACCCATCCAGTTGTACATCAGTTATGTCACGTGCATCACGTACATCAGCCATTGATCATCTCCTGTATGTCAGCCTTGTAGTAGTCATCCGGTTGCTTCTTGCCTGGAAGGGAGATCACCTTGCTTGGGATCCCCAGCATCTTCAGCTTCTTTGCCGCCTTCTCTGTTGCAAATCCCGTGCCACCGTCCCATAAGAAGGTCACATGCTTGACCTTGGAGTGCAGCAGCTTGTCTATGTGTGTGTCGCTGAGGTGCGAGCCGAAGGTGGCTGTCGCTTTCAGGTCACGTAACCACATAGAAACAAACGTATTCTCGACCAGAACGATACTGTCCCACATCCTGCATTCTTCCCACCCTAAGAAGTAGTGTGTGATAGGGTGCCCGCTGGCGTAGAGGTACGGATTTTCCCCAGCGTCGAACCAATGTTGTGGGTCTTTCCTCTTGTCGATCCGCCTGCTGTTGTACTGGCGTAGAGTACCGCCTTCGTAGACCGGCACGTACAGGCGCTTGTCGTCTTCATGTATTCGAAACTGAACGATGTGCTTCCACTCCACACCTCGGGTGGCCAGCGCCTCAACGGCTGGGCTGTCAGCCTCGATCTGTTTCGTGTTTCTTGGTAGCTCAACCGGAGAAGAGGTCTGGCTCTTAACCATACTATCTAAAGGTGCATAGCTTGCTAGCTCCGGAGGGTAACCGATATGGTCTGTCATCGAGTCCACCGTGAATGTAGTACGGCACGTTACCCTATGACAAAAGCCAACTCCCTTTCGGACGTTGAAGTAACAGCTTGCGTGGTCACAGATAGGGCAGTCGAACTGGAGTTCATCTCCGTTCTTCTTGTTGACGGCCATCGCACCCTTGAGCCACTGGGATAGGTCGTTGGCGCTGTACTCACTCATCTTTTTCCTCTTGCACCAGCGTCGTTATGAAATCTAGAGCTGTCTTCGGTCCCTTTCTCAGGTTACATCGAGGACATGTTAGGCATATGTTGTCTATGTTGTCGGAACCTTTATTGAGAATAGAAAGGATATGATCCTCATGATACTCCTCTAGGATGTCAGTACCACAATAGATACACATACCTTCTTGTTCCTCAAATGTAACCGCCACCTCTTCAGCGGTATGACTCCCGCCTGCGCCTAGTTTTCTTGCGCGTCGTCGGTTCCCTGCTGCGCGTATTTGCTCGGGGTGTTCTGCACGGTAAACCTTGGCTTGAGCAGACAGCTTTTCTTTGTTAGCTTCATAATAAGCTGGCAGATATGTTTTCAAGTAAGCTGCTCTCTCTTCCTTGTGTGCGATGCGGTAGGCGTTGTTTCTTTCCTTTATCTCCTCCTTGTTTTCCTCGTAGTAGGTAGCACGCCAAGCGGCACGTTCTTCCGCATGTTCCGCGTTGTATACCTCTTTATAAGCTCTGATCCTGCCTCTGTTCTTGATGTTGTACTCATGCTTCCTGGCTGCGATCAGCTCCGGGTTGGCTTCTCTGTAAGCCTTCTTGCCAGCACAAAGCCTTTCCTTGTTGGCGTCATAGAACGCCTTCCTACTAACAGTTAGCCTCTCCTTGTTATCCTTGGAGTAGGATTTGTTGTACGCGCGCTTCTCTTTCTTATGGTTAGAATTGTATTCCTTTGCCTTAGCAAGGATCTCTTCCTTGTTGGCTAGGTAGTAAGCCGCAGCATCTGCCTTCTTCTTTTCCTTGTTGGCTGCGCGCCACGCCTTCTGATACACAGCGATCTCTTCCTTAGTCTTAGCCATGTGCGATCCCTATGATTGCCAGCCACATACCCACGTACACCACCAGTGTGATGACTATGATAATCAAAACGGAGTGTCCTTGTCCCAGCCACGCCGCGGGTTTGTCTCCAGCGTATTGAGTAGCAGGTCAGCCAGTGCGATGGACTCATCCACCGCCTCCCCTATCAGCTGCTTCCCGTCGCCCTCCTCCATCTTGATCTGTATGAACTTCAGCGCCGCCTCGAATCTCTGCTGGCGAAGCTGCAATTCCTCTGCGAGTTCCCAGTCGTTCATAGCTTGGTCACCAGCAAGCCACCGATGAAGCCTAGCTCAACGATTAGTATCAGTTGGCACAACCAAATGTCCTTCAGTGTTACTCCCATCAGATGCCTCCAGTTTTAGGGGTCCAGCCTGTACCCTTGAGCACGAAGCTGGACTTGGAGATTAGCCTGCGTGTCGGGGCACCGCAGGGTGTGGGGTTCTCTTTCTCATCACAGTGGCACACGCCCATGGTGCACTCAGTCAGGGCATCCTCCGTGATGCGCTGCTCTACTACAACCTCGTGCCCCTGCTCACACAGGTACTCATACATGGGCATCACTCTTCCTTCTCGCTGTGGAAGGCGAGGTGTCTGCTCTGTTGTTCCTCTTCGATGATGCAGGTAATGTCTAGCTCTCCGAAGGTATCAGTGAACCATACCTTCTCTAAACGGAAGAGGTCAGACATCAGCGGCGCACACCTGCGGCAGGTCCATGACTTGTAATGGGTAGGCCCCATGAGGGGGTAGAGTCCAGCACAGGTGTTCTTCTTGAGCCACCACATCTGCTCACCCTTCACGTCGTCGTTGCATGTGTTGCACCGCCTGAAGCGGTACTTGGGTACCTTCCAGTGGACGGCCTTGATGGCCCTGTCTAGTGCGTCACGCCTCATCCGAGTCGATCCTTTGTCTTGTTGAGTCGGTCATTGACTTCATTCGCTAGGCTGTGAGAGGTAAGGGTGTCGAAGTCTACCATTACCCTGCCGAGCCCCTTCGTCACCTTCCTGCTGAAGAAGTACCCACCTACTACAGCTACCCCTACGAGGAAGATATCAAACCCGAAGCCAGCCAAGCACCAGCCCCATGCCAGGGGGATGAGGCCCAGTGCCTTGAGGACTACCAGTATCAATGCTAGTGTACTTGTGATGCCCATTACTTCTCCTCTTCCGTTGAATACGATGCCCATCGCTTCATGTTCTCACGTTCTAGATACGCGATGGCGGCTGCCATTAGAAGCAACGCCGTTGCTATGAACCATCCCATTACTCATCTCCTTTACAATTAGAGTACTCATCTCCTTTACAATGACGGCAGCATTTGCTGCTGCCATCGCCCATGCAGGGGTCAGGCAGGTACACTGCGCCCAACCCTGCTAGTATCACCATCCCTGCTATGAGCCACCACATTACTGAAAGAACCTCCAAGCGAGTTCAACTTCACCCGGTACCTTCACCTTGCACAGATCACACCGCCAGTCCACCACGTCCACCAGTATGAACGCCTCCCATGCCTTGTCGGGCATGAGGGAGTCAGAGCAGATAGGGTGGACGCCTTCGCTGTCGTGTCCGTTGAAGGTGGTGTATGAGCCTAGCTCTAGGTGCCTGTGATAGATGAGGTCTTGGTTCACCTCCCAGTTGCCCACGAAAACTGAACTCTTCTCACTGAGTGAGGTGTCAACCATATCGGTGACGGCTTCCCAGTGCTGGATACAGTTCGTGCGCCTGATGCCTCGTGCATCTGAAGGGTCTATGTCTGCCTTCAACAAGACCTCTTCGTAGTATTTCTTGGGGTTGTAACTGATGTAGTCCCTATGCTTCATCGGTTGCTCCTGAAATGTGAAACCCCCCTCGCCATGAACTACGACGAGAGGGGTTATCTGGAAAGGGTTGGCTTACGTCCCGGGCATACCACATTCAATATACCAAGTAGAACAACAACCCAGAGTACTCAA